CCGGCACGGTCGACCTTCCCTGTGATGACCCGCAGTACGTCTACGTAGTCATGGCGGACGGTACCTACACCGTTCTCGACCGGGATGAATTCGAGACCATCACCCCTGCCCCAGTTCCGCAGAACACCCCCGAAGTTCGCATCACCCCTGGTTCTCGACTCTTCGGCATGGCAGGGTCACACGTCGTCACGATCGACACAACTCATGGCTACCGAGACGACCGGCCGATCGGTATCCACTTCTACAGTGACCGGATGCGGACCACGCTCTGTGTCACCCGTAGGCCAGCAGACGCCCTATTCGGTAACTGGGAACGCGACGAGCGCGCCATCCGGATCTGACAGCCACCACCACAACACAGGAGATCACAGACCATGACAAAGACAGTTCCCGAATACGTGGACCTTACCCCCGAAGAGATCACGACAGCAGGACTCATCCCCCCCGGTACGCTTGTGTGGTGGTCAACCGGTATGGTCGGCATCTACAAAGCCCGAGTGACTGGGTACTACCGTGACCGGATCTTCGGCCTACGCGCAGAGATCACCATCACGGAACGACAGAACTACCGCACCTATCAGGGTGGCCAAAGCTACTCCTGCCCGATCGGCGAACTACTGCGGCGGGACCGGTACAGGCTCGCAACCCGTGACTACCGGATGGCACTCATCCGCAAGGCATAGCCCAACAGTCGAAACACCCCGCGGGGTGTCGGCGCGGAATGGTCCCCGCGTCCTGACGAGACAGACCACACAGGAGGAGATCCACTCATGGACAGCATTCCCTACTTCGTTACCCGACCAGTTGGGGAACACATGACGCCGGTTTACGGTTTCAGCCGCAGCTACCGACATGCTTTGGTGCAACACACAGACGGAGCTTGGTACGCTCATCCCGTCACGATCAACGCGGACGGTACCGCTACCATTAGCACGTCGGGTCGGTGGGAGTACCCCAAGTGGATATTCGAGGGTGACAACCGCGACGCAGCCCGATACCCGCAGGCATTCCCCAACATGGAAACCATTGCCGAGATCGACGCATACAACGAGGTGCAATAATCATGGGCACCATCGAGACCCGCGAATACGCGCAAGGCACATCCGTAACCCAAGAATTCCCATTTGGGTTCTACATCCGAGCACGCGTCATGTGCCCTGATGGCATCGTCCGAGCCACCTCGAAACTGCAAGATGCCCCTACCCCGGTAATGACAGCTCATGGGTATGGGGTCCCCTGTTCCGTCAACGTGCGCAAAGCAGGACCGATCTACAAAGTCGCGGGAGTCATGGTCGACGTTGACGGAACCATGACGTTCACCCCCAACCCCGAAGGCAAGAACGCTGGGGCATTCGACATCCCCGCTATCGTCCAACGGCGCGGCGCAAACGGAAAGTTCATCGCAGCATGAACCACCGCACCCTACACCCCAACACCCAAAACGAAACCTGGGTCGACATGATCACCGCGTTGATCGCCGGTATGATCCTCGCGAGTGCCCTGTGCGCCTGCTTCCTCGTGGGGCAAGGCAACATCCGCGCCAACACCACAGACCAAACCACACAGACCGAGACAGCCACCACACAGGAGATCACGCAGCCCTAGACAGCCCCCAACAGTCGAAACACCCCGCGGGGTGTCGCGTAGGACTAGGCCACTACGCCTGATGAGACAGCCTCACAGACCACACACAGGAGACCACAGATGAGCATTCAGGATGAAGTAATCGAGACCACCGCGGATGACCCTGCCGCGATCGTCTGCGGGACATGCGGTAAGGCATGGCTGCGGGACATCACCCCCGCGGGACGTTGCCCCTGGGAAGCAGACCACCCCGAAGAACCGTCCATCATGACGCGACAGGACTACATGAACGCAAGTGGCGAGGCATTCATGGCAGGGGAAGACACGAACCCCTGTTTTCGGGCCTACTATGGGCAATTCGTCAACGAACAGACCATCAACCACGTGGTGCGGATCGTCGGTTCGGATCGCATCATGGCCAGCAAGGATCGTGCTATGAACGATATTCCCATGACACTGTTCGACCGCGCCACCGCATGGCTAAACTCGTTCGTTCAGGGCAACATCCGCGACCATGGCGACTACTGGACACAGGCAGGGTTGATTTGCGTCGCCAAAGAAGCAGCTACGCAGTACAAGGAAGCACGCGAAGCAGCGGGGGTCGAGTCATGAGCGAACTCAGCCACCCCGCTACCGATCTCGTGATGTGGATCGAGAACACGCGCGGCTACAACGAGACAGTGCAAACCATCAACGCGACCATGGCGCGCCGATGGATCCGCGACGAATTCGACCTCGACAGTGGTATCCGCGGGTATCGCCACATCGTGAAGCAAGCCGCACAGAACTACATGCTTAGGTTCGGGGGGATGTGCGAACCGCTAGATGCCCGATTCCCGAAGCCGGTACGCGAAGAGGTACAGGAGTACCTAGCGCGCCTGTTCGTGACGTACGCGAGGGGTAACCCCGAAGTCTGGGAGGACCTCGGCGAACGAGCCGCGCGGGTACTGGCGAAGGGGTAAAAGCATCATGAACTGTCCCGAATGTTCAGAAGAAATATGGGACCTCCCCCATGGTCACAAGCTGGCCAAATGCTGGAACGCAGAGGGGCACCAATCCGGCGCACCCCTCGCGTTCGATACCATGGGAGATGACGACGACAGCGAATAGGGACGCAGACACTCCAGTCGAAACCCCGCGAGGGGTCCGGTACGGGTAGCCGCGTGCCGCTGATGAGACAGGCTATAGGAGATCCACCCATGTTGAACTACGAATCACCCACCCCTGATGCCCCAGAGTGTGAGATCGGCACAAGCGCGGTCCGATGGGCCGAAACCCATGGTCGTCGGCATGTATGGTCGGCAGCTCTCGACAACTACGAACCCACCCGCGACTATGCGCAAGGGGAACTGTACGCGTACCTGTTGCATGGCACGCGGGAAGGGGAACGCGGTCTCGTGCTCATCCCGGAACACGGCATGAAAGACACGCGCTCAAGCCTGTACCTGATCGATGATGGCAGGACGGTAGAGCCCATGTACGTGTCCGGGTGGAAAGACAGCGACGACGCAGACGAAGCACTCCCCCAGTACGTACTACTCAAGCCATTCCCGACGAACTACGACGCGGATGGAGAACGCCGATACCGTGCCGACGACCAGACGCGGCCAGTTGACTTCGGTTCATGGATGCTTGGACCGCGGCGCACGTACCATCTCAAGGTGTCGGAAATCTGATGGGGGACGCAGACCCCACCCCTATCGACGTATTCCCGGACGTACGTGCCAGCGCGCGGGCCATGCTGGGGGACATGATCGACGGATGCCTGATGATCGAACGAGGGGCATGTTCAGTGATCGAGACTGTCGAGTCCCGGATGCCAGACCATCCCAGTTTGGCAGAGTTTCGGACCATGGCATGTAGGGCAAGACAGCTTGCCGAATACTTCCGAACCGAGCAACAGAAATTGGGGGGTTGACACAGGGACGCAGCCCGATTAAGCTCCCGAGTCGCACCCCAGACCGGGCAACCCCCATCTATCCACCCCCACTGACCTTTCATGGTTGGTGGGGGTGGTTCGCGTTCAGGGACGCGGTTACGGGTTGGCTATGCCGGGTCGCGCGAAGGGGGGTACCGCGAAGCTGGGTCTCGTACTGGCCTGCTATCCGGGCGAACAGTGAAATGACACGAGAGCCTTATTGCATGAAATGACATGAATCCGGGGCGAAGGGAACTGGGCCTTTTTGTACAGCTATGGTCCGTGTTCCCTTGGTCCTTACCTGTACGTCCCTACACTACATTTCACTACACGGACACCCTGCATGAAATGACATGAGATTTCGAGCCTCCAAGGGGACGCAGACGGCCCGCTGACCACGCCGCAGACAGCCCGCAGCCAAGCTCGACGTGATGCGTGCGTTCGAGCGCCTACAGGAGTACGGTAGAGACCCTCACCTACCTGGCCCCGTTCGTGACACAGCGAGGCCCTGACATAGCCCAGGAGACCCGCACATGGCCAAGTACGCCAGCAACTCGAACGACGACGGCGACGACGTGGACCCGGCCGACTACACCGCGGTCCAACGGCCCATGGTGTCCAGCGATTTCGACATCACGGACTACGCAGCCAAGGAACCGAAGCCCGCACCGCGACCCCCGACCGCGATCCGCATCATTCCCCGCAACCCGACCCGCACCACCACATCTGTCGCGGCCGCAGCAACCGCCGCCACTGTCAACTACTGGCAGTTGGACGACGACGAAGCGGCCGACGCTGTGTACCAGCAGGTGCAACGGCAACGGGCGAACGAGATCAAGCCCGGTGGAGACATCCGGCTTGAGGACATGAAGATCGGCGGCACCAAAGGATACGCACCGGACCAGTTCTACACACGCAGCACGAACGAGAAGGGGTTCAGCACCAAAATGCGCGTCAACCTCTCCCCGGCCATCAACGCCGCAGTCATGGAGATGGTTCACAGCAAAGAATTCTCCGCCTACCACAGCGTCAGCGACTTCATCCGGGACGCCGTGATGCACAGGTTGCAGTACCTCCGCGAGCACGGGGCCGACACACCGCTGATCCGGGAACTGTGCGAAATCGAGGTGTCCAACGCGATGATGGCCACCCATGAACTGGTGACCACACAGCGGACCGAGCAACTCGCCAACGCTGAACGGATGCTGGACCTCGTACGCAAGGGCGGGGACACCGAGCACCTGTCGACGGTGCTGCACGAGCTGGACATCCAAGCCGACATCATGCCCGAGCCGTGGGCCGGACGGATGCGCGAGATCATCGCGAGGGCCAGCCGGTAGCCCCATCTGGGAAATACTTTCGGAAAGATGTTTGACACCCCGGTACGCTGGGCATTACTGTCAACATCACCAAGTCGCACGGAACAACCCGGCGCAACCGAAAGGAACCCAGCCATGAAGCTCATCGCAGAACCCGTCATCGTCGAGGTCGAGGCCCAGTCCAGCGGCGCAGGCCAGTGGGACCCGATCCTCAAGTTCCTGGTCGAAGGCACCCACGAGGTCGAGAACGAGGACGGCACTGTCGAGGCGGTCAACAACTTCGGATCCGGCAAGTTCTTCCTCATCGCCGAGGACGTGACCCGGAACCAGCAGGCCGGTCTCACCAGTGCCGCCAAGGCCGCGGGCGTCAAGTGCGTCACCAAGACGCTGGACCCGGTGGACCCGGGCAAGGACGCCGAGGGCAACGCTCTCCCCGTCAAGCGCTTCGGCCGACTTCTGGCCAAGGTCGACGAGACCTACGCCGACTTCGAGGCCCGCGTCGCCAAGAACAAGGCGACCGGTACCGTCGAGGGTGGGAGTGCCCCCGAGGCCACCCCTGAGACGGAGACCGCGCCGGCCAACGAGACGGCGAAGCAGCGTGCCGCCCGTCAGAAGGCCGCAGCCGCCAAGAGCTGACCCCAGCATCAGCAACCCCGCATAGTGCCCCCCGGTTGGATTGATCTCCTGGGCCGGGGGGCACTGTCGCGTCTGGGCACATATCACCCCGATATCGCCGGTTTGGGTGAGCCTTGCGCCGCTCCAGCTCAGGTAGGTAGGGTGCCGACCAGGACATGACGTCAAGTGGGGTTAGAGAGGCACGCAGCCTCCGTCCCCCCGCCACCAGATTGCCTGGCACGGGCAAGGAAGCACACCCCTCGGTCGAGGAAGGGCCGGGGGGTGTGCCGCGTCCAGGAACGCCGACTCATGCACAGGGCCATGCACAGGCTGTGGATGAGTGCGATCGCTAGTTAAGGATTGCACATTAATTTCTCGAAGTCGTTGCAAAGAGATGGCGCGCCATCTAGAGTGACTGTCCAGACACCTCCCCAGGCTGTCCACCCCGCCTGTGCTGTCCCCCCTCGATCCCCCTGACGGGGACGGCACAGGCCCCCGGCGAAGTAAGGTCCCAGTTCCCCACTAGCGCAGAACGGAGGTCCCATGACAACGGACCCCGGATACCCCGACCGTGTAGAGGCACGATTGGCTGAAATGGGCATGGATATGGCTGCCCTGGAGAAATCGGGCCGACCCGCATCCACGTCCACCCTGTCCATGATCTGGATGTGTGAAAGCCAGGAATGCCCAGATCCTGATGAGCAGCTCTGCTGGCGGCACCTGCTCTGGTCGATCGACCACAACCAGTCCCCATACCATGTAGCGACCACCATGTGTGAAGCCGCGTCGCCTCTGGTGCTGGAATGCAGGGTGTACAGTGGGTGGCTGACCCAGACGCGGGACCTGCCATGCACCCACGCTCGACCGCGGCTGGACCAAGAGGCCCGCGAACATCAAGAGCGGAGGGGTGAAGCATGAACTGGTGGGACATCCTCGCGTGGATCGTCATCGGCGTAGTAGTGATCTGCGTTGTGTGGACGATCGTCCTGACGGTCCGGGACAGCAAGGCTGAACCGCTCCGCAACATGCCAGAGGACGATTTGATCGGCCTGGGTATCGGGGCGATCCACAACCAGTTCGCCGGGATGCCCGTGTACCTGTCCAGGACTATGAGGCCAGGCGCTATCGTCCGCACTGGCCCCAACGGTTTGTGGGGGCAGTGGGGGGCAGGCAGTGAGACACTCTGGGACTACCCGGGTAATTCGCTGATCATGCACCCGAGTACTTGGGAACGCATCAAAGCGGTGGCCGACCAGCAAACCCTGAAGTGCGCCGAAGGAACCCACCTGAGCGCCCACCAGCAGACCCGCGACGAACTGGCCGCGGATGACCTGGCTTGGGCGCTCCGGCAGATCGACAATATCCGTGCCAGTAACCCAGGGAAAGATAAACCATGAATATCACAGACGATCAACTCGAAACTCTTAGATCCCAACTCGCGACATGCAAGCTTGGACACGGTTTAGGAACCGTCGATGAACCATGTTCGGTCGCCGCGATCAATCTCGCTTTGAGTGGTGAACTGTCAGACCGGGATCCATCCGAATGCATGTCTCCCGTGATTCGACGATGGGTTATCAGCGTCCAGGATTCCATGCCGGTCCAAATGATGGCCGCAGGTGACGAGCATGGAGACAGGTGGAGGCAGGCGCTTGTTGGTCTGGCTGGAACGCGTGACACCAAATCGGAAGCAGCGCGAGTGGCCATGATCATCGACTGGATGTGGGAATGCTTGGCGACGGATTGGCAAAAGTGGGTGCCGACATCAGCTCATTCCGCGTGGAATGAAATGCTACACGAGAAAACTGCTCGTGCTGCTTATGCTGCTCATGCTGCTGCTACTGCTGCTCGTGCTGCTTATGCTGCTCGTGCTGCTTATGCTGCTTATGCTGCTACTGCTGCTCGTGCTGCTGCTACTGCTGCTCATGCTACTGCTGCTGATGCTTATGCTGCTGCTGATGCTGCTCGTGCTGCTTATGCTGCTTATGCTGCTGCTCGTGCTTATGCTGCTGCTTATGCTGCTGATGCTGCTCGCAGCTGGGTCAAGTTTGATCCCGCTTCACTCCTGGTCCGCCTTACTTCCACTACGGCAGGTTGACCCGTGCCTATCACTATCGCAGACATCCCTGAGCTGAACCAGGAATCCGAACCGTACCCGGCCTGGCTGACCGAGTTGCGGGACCACCAGTGGACAGCCCTTGAGGAGATCCAGGAAGGGTTCGCCCGCGGCATCGGCATGATCTGGGTGGACGGTCCGACCGGCACCGGCAAGACGGCCATCGGTGAGTGCGTACGCCGGATGCTCCGCAAACCTGCCGCCTACGTATGTTCCGGGTTGACGCTCCAGGATCAGTTCGCCCGGGATTTCGAGTACGCCAAGGTGCTCAAGGGGAAGTCCAACTACCCGACGTTGATGGCTCAGTCCGGCGACATGCCGAACACAACGGCGGATGCCTGTATGCGGACCGGTGGTGGCCCATGCATGTTGTGCCCGGGTGACAGCAAAGAGTCAATCCGCTGCCCGTACCGGGTTGCGAAGTTCGAGGCGGTGGGGGCGCGGCTCGCGGTACTCAACACCACATATCTTCTGTACGAAGCCAACACCGCCAACCCCAGTTTCAGCGGGCAGGATCTCATCATCGCTGATGAGTGCGATGAGTTGGAGGGTGAGCTGCTCGGGTACACGGAGTACCGGCTGTCCAAGCGGATGGCGGAACAGCTCAAGACGACGATCCCGAAGTCGGGCAGCCACTACGTGACGATCGCCAAGTGGCTGCGATCAGATGTTATCCCCATGCTGGCCATGGAGATCCAGGGCATGGCGGGTATGGCCCGGAACATCGACAACATCAAGCGGCGGAACCGGCTGATCCGGCTGGAGGATGCCAGTATCAAGACGGCGGCAGAGCTGGACCTTGGTGGCTGGGTACGCGACGACAACTACGATGGACTGGTCCTCAAGCCCATCAGCGTGGCCCGGTTCGGACAACCGTACCTGTGGTCGCACGCTGAGAACTGGCTGAACATGTCAGCTACCATCATCAGCTCCGAGCAGATGTCCCGGGACATCGGGGCAGGCGACTGGTCCCAGCTCACGGTCAGTGTGCCGATGACGTTCCCGGTCGAGAACCGCATCATCAACTTCGCCCCGATCGCTGACATGTCGCGCACGGGTGAGGAAGAGGGCGGGTGGGAGATCTGCCTGACCGGCATCTGCAACCTGTTGAACATGCACCCGGGAGAACGCATCGTGATCCACGCGGTGTCCTACCGGCTGACCAAGTTCATCACCGAAGGCATCGCAGCGGAGATCGCCAAGGGCACGGTCAAACGCCGGAAGATCATCAGCTACACGAGTAGCGCGATGCGGGAGGCTGCGATCGCACGGTATCGCCGGACGGAGGGTGCCGTGATCGTGGCCCCCAGTCTGGACCGCGGTGTCGATTTCAAAGGTGATGACTGCCGAGTCCAGATCATCGCCAAAGTCCCGTACCCCTACCTGGGTGACAAGCAGATCAAGGCCCGCATGAACCTGGAGGATGGCCAGCAATGGTACACGGTACGGACGGTCCGCGATCTGGTGCAGATGACGGGAAGAGGGGTGCGATCCGAGACCGACTACTGCACAACCTATATCCTGGACCGGGGGTTCGGCAGGCTGTTCGACATGAACAAGAGGTTGATCCCGGCATGGTGGAGGGAAGCGGTGAATCAGCGGTTCAACAGCCGACCGCTGAAAGCCAAGCTGGAGGTGCAGTAAAGCCCGTGTACATCCTGGTTGAACAGGACATACGGATCTACCCAGACCATGTAACCATCTCGGAAACGTGGCACAGTCGACCCCACAACGGGGAAGAGTAATACCAACCCAACCGCGCTTGACGGCGCAGAAAGCAGTACACACTCATGAGTGACGACAACGAATACGATCCGAGCAACGTCTGGCAGCTCCAGGACGGCATGTTCTCGGAGTACCGGGTGGACGAGGTGACGGAAGCCGCGTACACGTTCCGATCGAACTACCAGAACGGCGAAGCCCTGCTCCTGGAGCTGGTCATGTCCGTGGACGAAGAGATCGACCCCAAGGGCGTCCGCGAGGAGATCTGGCCGTGCGGCAAGGGCTGGGATCAGGACGAGGACGGCGAGACCTGCAAGCTGGAAGACGGCCGCGCCGCCGCCAGTGGCAGGGGCACGTACTTCAACAAGGGTTCCGGCACCGGCATCCTGTTCGAGCACATGCAGAACGCCGAGGGGTTCGCTGAGCTGGGGATGGGCAACCCGTACCTGGCATCGTCATGGATCGGCCTCGGCATGGATCTGACCACATGGTCCGGTTCGTACAAGAACAAGAAAAACGAGACCATCGAGTACACCCGCATGGTTCCCAAGCGGGTGTGGTGGGCCAAGGACGGCGCACCGGACGACGGCGAGGATGCGACACCCGCCGCGCCGGCCAAGCCCCCGACCACCGCCAAGAAAGCACCTGCCAAGGCACCGGCGACCAAGAAGGCTGCCACCCCGCCCCCCACTGCCGCAACGACGGAGGCCCCGGCCGAAACCGCGAAGCAGAAGGCGGCACGTCTCAAGGCCGAGGCGGCAGCGGGTACCACCGCCAGCGACAGCGACATCCCGGGACTCATCGAGTGCCGCGAGATCGCCAACCGCGACGACGTGTCGGATCACGCCACGTTCATGGAGATCGTGTACACCACGGTCCAGGAGCTGATGGACGATCCCGAGGGCGAAGGCGACGCCGCGGATCTGGTCGCCATCGTGGACGATCCGGCCAAGTGGGACTTCTCGTAAGCCCCATCTGAGTCGCCGTCAAGTAAGTGCGGGGCGGCACACAGGATTCACAACCCTGTGTGTCGCCCCGCACTTTGACACCAACACGGAGGAACCATGAACGTGCAAAGCAGATACCCGGATCGTCATTCCAAGTTCTATTACGACATGGACTCGGTGAAGGTGACCGTACCCATGGGTGAATGGGACACCTTGAGGAAGTACAAACGCGATCGCACCGGGCTGGAAACCCAGCATGACATCGAGTCGGGCAGACGCGAGATCCCACCCGGGATCTGGGAAGTGAAGGGCAAGAACTTCCCGGGCACCAACACTGGGTCCGGGCTGTTCGTCCGATACCTCGGGGAACCCGGCCCCGACTCCACAGTCCAGGTCAACGGGGAGAAGGTGAAATGAGTCCCGCGGCACGATGCGCCGACTGCGGCGAGACGTCCAGCCCGACCCGTATCGGCGGCAAGGGTGGCCCGCAAGTGATCCGCCACCGCCCCGGCTGCCCACAAGGCGAGAAGACACCAGCGGAGCGGCACCACCCCAGCTCCCCGAACTTCATTCCCAGGAGCATGACATGACGGATGAACAAACCGGTTTCGAGTTCACGGACGCGGACCTGGAAATCCTCGGCGCATCCGACCACCGCCCGGACGCCTACTGGGATGACGATCTGGAGAAGTGGGTTCTGCGCCTGTCTCGGATCAACATCTGCACCAAGAGCCTGGTGTGCGCGTCGCTGGACATGCCCCCGGCTGATGTGCCGTCCAACATCCGGGTCCGCATGGATGAGTCCACGCTCCTGGAAGATGAGCTGTTGGCCAGGGTGGCGAACGGCGATTTCGAGTGGTGGATGGACGGCAAGGTCATGCCGAAGTCCACGCCGACGATCAAATACACGCGGCGGTCAGTGATCGATGTCCACGCGATGCGGGGCCTGGGCCGGGGCATCAAACGTGTTCAGGGCCAGATGCAGTTCAAGGCCCGTATCCCGATCGGCAGGGACGGTGTAGCAGCTGGTTCGCTGGACGACATCGGCGACGTGTTCATGACCCACGCGAACGGCCCGATCGACAAGAACGGGCTGATCGTCATCACCGAAGGCAAGTGCCTGTCCAGAGATCTGTTCGATCAGTTCTTGCGTAAGGGCCGTGCGTTCAACGAGACGTACGCGCTCCAGCATGACGGGTATATCGTGGCTGCCCGGTTGGGGTTGGAGGATCCTGAGCGCATCATCGGCCTGTTCGCTGTCGGCGAGAAGCTGTACCCGAAGTACCGAACCCGGAAGGACGGCAAACCCGGTGCAGGGTTGGGCCGTCCGACGTTGGGCCGGGTGGTGGTGCAGATCATCACCGAAACGGAGACCACCCTCGCTGGTATCAAGGCCCGCGGTGCCGGTGTGCTCGGGGCGATCACCGCAGCGGACGGCAACGGCCTCGCGGAAGACATGAAGTGCGATAAGGCCACGTTCCCCTGCCCGTTCCACCCCATCTGCGACAAGGTGGAGAAGCAGGCTGCGGTAGGCGAAGAGCTGATCCCAGTCGAGACTGTGGAAGGCGAGGATGGGGAGCTGTTGCGGTTCAGCCTGGAGAAATACCGCGAGCACCACGACAAGGAAGCTGAGCACAAGAGGCTCAAAGCCCAGTACAAGGCGGACATCGACCGTCTGGTGGTGCAGTACGGCGGCGGGCAGAACGGTCCCGGCATGGTGATTGCCATTGGGGACAAGCGGTTCAGTATCGTGCCGGTGTACGAGGAATGGGGTGACCACACCCCGGAACCGAAGTTCAAGGCCGCGGGATCCAAGCTGGTTGTGACGATGCGGGAGGTGAAGTGATGGCCGGTACCGGACCCATCGACGAACTCCCCACCATCTGGCCGGGTGAATGTGTGACCGTCGTCAAGTACGAGGTCACCGTCTACATGCGCAACAAGACTCGCGTCATGGATGTCGACAAAATGCGCGACCGTATTCTCCGCACGATCGCCGGTTGCACGGAGTCTCTCGGGACGGTGAACGTGCGAACCATTGGATACACCCAGACGGACAGGAGGCCGAAGCCATGAGCATCCGAGTAACCAAAGGCGATCAGGTAACCACGATCACCACCACCAGCCCGGACACCCCGGTTGGCCTCCACATCTTCACCCGCGAAGGTGTCTGCACGGTCCACAATCCGACCCGGTGCATCAACACCCTCACGCAAGCCCAGCAAGACGCCATCAATTCCTCAACCCCGAAGGATCTGTAACCTCATGCCATATGTACCGACACGCCGAGGCCGTGAACGCATCCTTGTGATGGGCGATCAGGGCACCGGCAAATCCGCGACCGTCCTGTCCATCGTCCTTGGCTGCCCGCAGTCCTGGGTTGACGTGATCGACACGGACTACAACTGGGAGGTCATGGCCGACGGCGCTCCCGAGAACCTGCGCATCCACGAGATCGACGACGACGACTTCCCAGGTCTGCTCGCCAAGATCCGCGAGGCCAGCAAGGGGGCCACACGTGATGACTGGCTGGTGCTCGATTCGATCACGCCCAGTTTCCTGGCCTGCCAGGAACACTACGTCAAGATCACGTTCGGCATGTCCTACGAGGCGTTCGCCCAGAAGGCCCGCAAGGAAATGGACGACGAGAAGAAAGTCCTGCAACTGTTCGAGGGGTTCAAGGACTGGAACGTCATCAACCCCATGTACTTCGAGCTGTACAAGCTCCTGATGAAGTACCCGGGTCACGTCCTGTGCATCGCGGAGGCGAAGGATCTCGGGTCCCAGGACGAGAAAGACCCGGAGCTGATGCATGTGTTCGGCAGGATCGGACGCAAGCCCGCGGGCCAGAAGGGGATGCCGTACAAGTTCCACACGATCATCTACATGATCCAGAAGGGACGCGAGAAGTACGCGTTCTCCAACATCAAGGACCGGGAGAGTTTGGAGTACACCCGCGAGAAGGTGTCAGCCCAGGAAATGACCAAGTACGGGTTCGTGAAGGACTACCTGGTCGCGATTGCCGGATGGAAGTTCGAGAAACCCAAGCGGGTTGTCCAGGATGAGGATGCGGGGGAGTAGGGGCATGGCGAAACGTCAACCGAAATTCGACGAAGTGATCCGCGGTGTGCGGGTTCGGGTGTACGCAACGCGGACCGAGTACGAGGTCATCTTTGATGATGACGATATCAGTGACCCGGATGCGGACGTGATTTGCTACCCCAAGATTGGGTTGCCATCAGATTGGGCGCAACAGGGAAGGTTGAGCAAACCATGAGCGACAAGAACAGGGCACAGCGCCGCGCTCAGGATAAGCAGATCGAGAAAGCCGCGAAAGTCTCCACCATGCACGCTGTTGGTGCCGCGATCGGTGGCCCCATCTGGGGTGATCAGGTTGTCGGCACGGGTGTCTGGGTGGAACCGGAGATCAACCTCGAAACCGGTCTCATCGTGAACCACCGGTATATCGCGTACGAATTCCAGGACAAGACGGTGGCCTGGGTTCTCAAGCCCTTGTTGCCACACCTGGACGCGATGGCCAAGGTCGGGGTGTGGATGGCGCTCACGTGCAGGGGATACCGGTTGCTGCCAAGTACCGACACGATCGAGGATGTGCGGAAGCACGCGGCGGCTGCGGCGGTTGAATGGTGGGAGAACGAGAAGGCCCAAGGCGTGACGGAGGTAGGGCTATGACGGACACCCCCATCACCGCCGTATCCCTACTCCCCGCTGGCCACATCGACAAGGTGACCGCCTCCCCGGGCAACCTGTTCGGCATGTCATCCGGCCAGACCAGCTACCCCGGCTGGCAGATCGGGGACAAGCTGGCCTATATCGAAATGCTCTTGGAGGAACAGGGTCTCCAGGACGCATTCGAGATCGACACCCAGGAGACCCCCGATGGCCGTGCGTATGTGCGGATTGAGGGGGAGAACTTCATGCAAGAACTACTGGAGGTCGAGAACTGGCCGGGGAAGACCGAGAAGTTCCGGCGACGCGATACGGGTGAGGTTGACCGGACGCGGGATATCCTGGGGCCAGAACGCTGATGATCGTCTCCCCCACGGAACCCAAACCCCTTCTGGCCGCAGCTACCAAGGTGTCCATGCTCCCGGAGACATTCGGGGCTGACATCGCGATCCGGCCGCACTCCAATATGGGGAAGGGTTGGATCGGTGTCCAGCGCAAGGAGGTCAAGGATCTGATCGCGTCCATGATGGACGGTCGTCTTGTCCAGCAGATCGCGCAGTTGGAGTCCTGCCTGATGGCGTTCATCGTTATCGAGGGCCGGTTCACCTGGACTATCGACGGCATGATGATGAACGCCTGGAAGCAGGAGATCAGCAAGTCCAGCATCGACAGCCTGCTTCTGTCGATCATGATGCGCAACGTGCATGTGGTCTACACGACTGACGTACACGACACGATCAAGTGGTGCCTGATGATGGAAGCATGGGCACGTAAGCCCGAGCACACCAGTTTGGATAATCGTCCGGGTCCTGACGGCGGGGTGTGGGGCAGGGTCGATAGTAGGGCCTGGTCAAAGCATTTGTTGATGGGGTTCCCCGGTATCGGCAGCAAGCTGGCCGGCGCGATCATCGACCACTTCGGAGGGGTACCACTGGACTGGAGTACCCCGGTTGAGAACTTGATGAAGGTTCCCGGTATCGGTAAGGGCAAGGCGGAAGCGCTCATTCGAGCACTACAACGGAAGGAAGAGTAAACATGGGCAGGTTGAGCGGGTACGATGAGGCCGAGTGCCAGAAGGCACAGGACTGGATCGATACTAAGTCACCAGCGAAGATCGGTGAGGTCGGGCTAGATGCCATGACCAAGATCCGCACACACTACCGGCTGACCATCCGGGAGCTGTTCGAGTGTGTCCCAGTCAGCCGGGAACGTTCCGAGGCCCTTACGTTGCTGCAAACGTCATGCATGTGGGCCATCAAGGGCATCGCCATGAACGGGGCCAACGTCGAATGAGCACCCACGAAACCCCGACCCGCGAACGCGAGGTCATCGACAATTACCGCAAGGCCCTGCGCGCCGTCCTGGCCGACAAGGATCTCCCCGAGATCGACCGCGGCATCCAGTACCTACATGACCTTGTAGTTATCACAGTCAAGAACCTTCGACCCAGCCCTGCACGGCAGAACATGTTGGAGCGGATCGTCAGGCTGGGGTTCGACATGGTGAAGGCTGCGGAGCAAGGACGGGAAGGTCCATGAGCGATGACCCCATGCAGCGCTTCACCCGTGTCTTTCCGGGGACCACGGTCGTCGCCGCCCGTACGAGACCCCGATCAACCCCCGATATCGCGAAGGCTCGTGCTCGGGTTCCGCTTCTGGTGCCGAACGAGCGCACGCTTCTGCTCGCCTCGCCGTCAGCTTGGGGGGCAGACGCCGCTCGCAGCCGCCCGCCGCATGGTCACCGGCCGATCTCGACTCTCGCCGCTGAGACGGGCTGTGCGCCGTTGTCGTGGACGGACCGGATCGAGGGGGTGGCGCTGGCTCGCGGTCCTGTGCTGGCGATCGGCGTCCCGGCGATGCGGATCCTGTGGCCCCGGTACTCACCCCAGGACGAATCAGGTGCATACGGGCACTGGATGCTGTTCCAGGGCAAGCATTTCGTCATGGGTGTACCGGACCCCGACTACATCCGCGACGGTGGCCGCGATCGTAAGGCCATGATCAAACACTGGTGGGAGGCGGTTGGCGATTACGTCGGCAGGAAGCTGGCTGTAGCCGATCCTCTGTGGCAGATCGGGACAACGTGTGTGATCTGCGGGGCGCGGGCCGTGGGGGCAGATGAACGGTTCCATGGATGGTGCGACCGGCATAGCAAGCATGTACGTGCGGGGCTGCCGGGGGACATGATGTATGAGCCGGAAGTCAATATCCATAAGGGCGGGGTGATCAGCGTAGCTGACAGCCTGTACGAGTACGGAGAAGAACCGTTTTGACGAACGATGACGTGACATACACCAGGCCCCATCCGGCCAAGTACAGCGACACGGTTCTCGCCGCTGGACGTTTGCTCCTGGAGAAGTACGGGCTGTTCGAGGTTACGGACCCGGTAGACGGAACCCAGGCCCTGGACCCCCTCGCGGGCACCCTCAAGATCGCAGACGCGATCCCGGAGCTGGACTGGACGGGTATCGAGATCGAGAAGGAATGGGCGAACCACGATGAACGTACTGTTCATGGTGACTGTATCGAGGTGATGCGGGCCTGGAAGCGGGAACATCCATGGGCCAAGTTCAAGGTCATCTTCGTGTCCCCCGCTTACGGCAACCGGATGGCCGATCCGATGCTCCCGGGTGTCGGGGCCGGTCGGAAGTACACGTACAACACGTACACGTTCAAGCTGGGTCGCCTGCTGTCAAAGCGTAATGGTGCCCAGTATGTGTTCCACCGTAAGGCGTCAGGGGCCAAGTACAAGAAACTGCACGTCCAGATTTGGCGTGCCGCGGTCGACGTGTTGGAGGATGGCGGGTATTTCTTCCTCAACGTGTCGGACTACTTGTGCAAGGATTACGCCAACCCGATTACGGTGACGGACTGGCATGTCGGAGTGCTGGAACGTATGGGGTTGGAGGAAATCGAACGGGTCGCGGTTGACACGCCGCGGAATCGGGAAGGTGCGAACGCAGACCAACGGGTTGCCCATGAATGGGTGATCATATTCAGGAAGGTGGCAGCATGAAGTTTGACCTTACCAAGATCGTAATGAGCGAGGCGGACAAGAACGAGGTGGACAGGACATTCGAGCTTGTAAAAGCCACACTTGAGAAGTGCGCCTTTCGGTGGCATGGTCGACCCACTTCATTCAACGCCTGGATTCATGGTTCGGGAATGATCGGTATCCGCATCATGTTTGTGTCCCCCGATTCCAGGGGTGAATGGCCGGACATGGAGTGGGATAAGCGGGCCAGCAAAAGGATCGGGGAAGAGTACCCGGTCATGGTCCCGTCACCCACTGAGACGATGCGCCAGTATGGCCCCTGGTACGCCGAGCCATACGAGAAGTTCCAGACGGAAGAGAAGATCCTCGCGTACCTGGCCCTGATGATCATGGAGATCGGCGCCCATGAAGCGCTCGAATGGTTCCGGCATGACGGCGAGATGGTGCTGGACCCCCACGATCGAGACGCCGCCCTCTCGTTCAACATCGCACATTCCACCAAACCATGGCTGACCGGTCACAAGGCATCCTGGTAGAGATCCCCGAACGCGAACGAGACCCCGGCCCTTCCCTGGTGCCGGGGTCTCGTGCTGTCTAGCCTATACCGGCCTAGCTCATCGCGCCACGCTTACCGCGCCATGTCGATCCTCGCGTCGTTCGCGACCCGGGTGGTCTCTGGGGTCCAGAACCCGTCGAAGATTTCCCACAGTTCCGCCGCGGTTGGCACACCGGCCACACGGAACCCGGCGTCGTGTATCGAGTTGCCGTAGCCGACGCTCTCGAAGCTGGCCATACCGCTGGTCTCGCCAACCTGGCCCCCGAAATCACAAGCACCGCGGTAGCAGTTCACTGCCGACACGCGCTTGGCCCCGGTGTAGCCTTTCCGATCGGCGAACGCCTGGATCTGCTCTTCGGTCCGCGTGTTGAAGATCCTGGCCCCGTGCCGGATGGTGATCCCCGGCTGGTAGCCGTACGGGTACCTGAACCCTGGGCGCTGGGCGTTGGTGGGATGCTCGACTCGGAACGTCGGTACACACTCGGCTGGTTTCCCACCCTGGCCGCCGGTGCCGCACATGACGTTGGGCATGGCGAGCGTCTTCGCTTCGGTCCATCCGTACAGGAGATCATCGGGGGTGATGATCCCGGCGCGTTTGGGAACCTTGCCGCAGCCTTTGCCTTCGTACTTGCCGACGTTGTCCGGTGTGCGGCGACCGAATCCGTCAAAGATCCAGTCGCCCATGCGGGCTGCGGTGACGTTGTTCGTGCCGGGTTTCCATCCTGCCGCCCGGTTGATGGCGTCGATGTCGAACTGGTTCGCTGGGCGCAAACCGAGTGTTTCCATGCCGTACTGGCCGTCGATCAGTTTGTCGATCAGGACACCGTAGTCGGGGGTGTTCGGGTCTGGCGCGGGTGGGCGTTTGAACACGCCCTCTTTCCATGGCAGCTTGACGAACCGGCTGTAGTTGTTCCAGTCGTCCTGCCTGCGCGCTGCCAGATCGTTCCTCCACTGCAACCAGCCGAGGTACCAGGGTTGCTGGACGGGGACCGTCTTCGGGAGAGGCTGGAATTCCTCTGCCGCCGTCCATCGTGCCGGTTCTCCGTGCAGGAGCGGTGACCGGAACGCCCGGATGTACTCGCCCCGGGCCTGGTCCTCAAAGAACAGGTAGAACGCGCCTGCTTCCCCGACGATGCCGAACCCGTTCTTGATCCCGCTTAGGAACGCTTGAGCGTCCGACTGATCTTCCTTGACCCCCAGCTCTTGGACTGGGATGCGGTACGGGGATTTGACTGTCCCGGCCCGCTGGGGTTGCGAGAAAGCCATCACATCCCTTGCATGGGGGTGACGTTGTGGCGGGTGAAGAGGCCGAGCACCAGGACCAGGCCGGTGTTCGCCGCGGCGAGGGTGTTGCTCGGGATCTCGACAACGGTGAGGCTGAGCAGGTTGAACACGGCGATCATGGCCGTACTGATGGTGACCGGCTCCTGCTGGAGCACGTTCTTGAGGCTGTACTTGGACTGTTCTCCGGTCATGTTTCTGTCTCTGTACTTTCTGCTATGTCGATTATGGATTCAGGGAAGGGCAGTTCGAGTGGCGGGTTCCTTTCCCTCCATGGCATCGAACCTGGCCATTCCGTTGGTGGCGAATGCGGGACCCCTAAGACTACTTCCAAGTCCTCGATCCTTTTGTGGACCGGCTTGGTGTCGCCGTTGGGGCCGAGGTGGTATTTCAACAGGCGGGTTCCGGCTGTGGTCTCGACTGCGATGTTCTCGACGCGGGTAGCTGTGGAGATGAGACCGCGGGAAATGTCCGCCTGGATCCTGCTCATGCTCAGTTGCTTGTGTTCCATATTGGCGGATCTCTGATTGATCTCGCCTATGGGTTGCTGGATGTTGAGCTTCACCCATGATTTGAACGCATACCCCATGAGGGCCAACAGTCCAGTCCCGATCACAGCCCACAACGGCCAGAACGCCATCACGTCTTTCATGAACGGGGAAAGCTCGCTAATCATCATGCGGAATTGGGCCTTGTCTGAAATGGCACACATCGGTTAGAGTGTGGAGGTCACGAACGAGCGGGTACTCCCCGGCGCAAGGCTCAAAGGCCAACTGCGCCGGGGAGTTTCTGTTTACGGGCTACTCAGCCAGGAAGGTTGATCGCGGCGACGAACCAGGAGATCAGGCTGTCGCGGGGGCTGGAGTTGTCAGCCATGGCGATCGTGAACCCGACGTGTACATGGGTCGTGTGATCGTCCTCACCGTGGTACGGCCGGATGCCGTGTTCCTGGGTCCAACGCTGCCCATTCCAGATGATCTCGCAGATCCCGGCCATGTTGGCGGCGCGGATGAAGAACACCCACAGCCGGTTCCCGAGGGCCTTGGAACAGCCGAAGTCCGCGGCCCTGCCCACGCTGTGCAGGGACCATGCACTGCCTCCACGAACCTTCCTCCGGTTGTAGATGCCCAGGTTCGTGATCCCCTCCGCGTGGAAGAGGAACATGACCACATCCACGAAGATGGATACTCCTCTGCGGGCTGACCTCTTGGTCAGGTATTCCCGGGCGGATACCGCTTGATACATCACTTGCTCCTAACTGGTTGGGATGTTCAGCTTGACGGCACTCGGCGCGACGGCTTCGCGCAACCCCTGAATGTCTTCGGGGTCAACGTCAAGTTCTTCACACAGGATTGCCAGATGGTGCGGCACAATCCTCGCTCGTCCTGCCAGGTATTCGGTGAACGTGCGGGGGCTGATACCGGTTCGGCTGGCCAGGGTTTGTACCCCGAGCTGCCGTTCGTCCATCAGTCCTCCGAGTTTCGTGTGCTTCGGGTATGGTCGTCCTGCCATGGCGGGAAGTGTACGCCGGTTGCTGCGGATATTCCACCAGAACGCCAAGAGACCCCCACCCTGCCACGGTTCAACCGTCGGGATGGAGGTCTCTCGGAAGGGAACCCGGCGAGGTCCCGGCCACCAGTCAGCAGCTCAGCTCGGACTCTACGCTACCTGGCGGCGACATTCAAGGCGTTTGCGAAACGGCCCGTGCGCGTGGCCGTCTGCGTGGGGTTCGTCATCTCGGCGAGCGCCTCCGGGTTCGTGCCCTGGATGGTGCGGATCTGTCGCATGTAGGCATCCAGTTGCGGGAACTGTGACACGTACGAATCGTCGCCCGTCTTGAGCGCCTGGTTCTTGGCGTCTGCTGCGGCTGTACGGATCTTGAGCGCCTGCCTCGCGTACGCTTCCCCAATGTTGTAATCGCGTCGGCCGACCGGCAACCCGAGCTGCGACCGGAGCATACGGTTCGCCGCATCAGGGTTTGTCGCCCGCAGCCTGTTCGCTTCCGGGTTGATACCGGCCATCGCGGTAACGGCCTGGAGCTGCGGCACCGTGTTCTGGATGGCGCTCATCAGGATGTTGCCGTGCTGTGCTTGCTGCAACCCCGATGTCGGATCGAACCGCAGATCGGGGTACAGTTCCGCGCCGCCTTCCATGGGGTCGACACCAACCTGGCGCAGTGCCGTTCCGATGATGGGGTTCACGCCGCCGATGTATCCGCCGAGTGTGAACAGGGATGCGATGTCGCTGAACGGGTTGGCCGCCCCGACGCTGATGGATTTGCGGTTTCCCTGTGCGTCCTCATCTCCGAAGAAGAACGCGTTGGCCATCGTGTCGGGCAGGCCGGACAGGTCCTCCATTTCATTCCGGGCGAACGATCCGATGACGGCCATGCGGAACGGGTGGTCTACCGGGTAGCTCAGGGCGTATTTCATCATGTGCTGGGTGAACCCGTAGAACGGGAAGATCTGCTTGATGATGCCTCGTTCGATGGGGGTCATCGCGTCCCAGTTGACCATGACCTTACGGGCCAGGGCCAGACCCCGTGCTTCCGCTTGGATCGCGGACAGCCCCTTGGTTACTGCCTTGTCCTTACCGTACAGGTAGGCCATGACCCGGTAGGTGTCATCGAACAGGGCGTTTAGCTTGTACGATCCGGCGACAAGTTTCTCACCCGCTGTGGCTGCGGTGTCCAGTGCCGGAGACTTGGCTCGCGCTTCCCTGCCCAACCGTTCCAGCGTCCTGCCACCGTAAAAGTTGAGTTCCTTGATCTCGCGTGATGCGCCACCCAGGGCGAGCTTCATCTCTTCGGGCAGGCCACCGTTCTTGATGATGTCCCGTGCCTCACTCAGATACTTCCACACATCGACGCCGGTGCGGGCCTGGAGCATGAGCGCGCCGCCGACGATGTTGTAGGCGTGCCAGCGGGGGGACAGGGCGAGCACGCTGGTACGGAACGCCTTCATGGGTACGTCCATGATGGTTTCGGTCATGGGTTTGGCGATCTGCTCGAACGTCTTGGCTACACTCTTGGGGATGAGCATGGGGTCTTTGGGTGTGTTGCCTACGCGTACCTTCCCGCCGCCGTAGAAGTCGGCAGGGTTGAACACCTGATATTCCTCGTTGAGCACACGCTGGATTGCCGTCCCGTAGTCCAGGCGTGGGTCCTTGGCCATGAGCTTCCGTGCCTGTGGTTCGAGCTTTGCTGCCGCTTCGGACTGGCGCACTCCCCACCGGTCGATGGTCGCCTGTTCCCAGTGCTTCCTACCGGCGTCGCGTAGGATCTCCATGCCCTGGTGTGTCATCGCCACACTGGCGTCCTGGATGCTGGGTCCCATGTCGCCCACGCGGCGCTTGATGCTGGACACCCCGCCGACCATGACTTTGGGGTAGCGGATGGCTGTGGCTGCCTCGGGGCTGACGTGGTGGACGAACACAGGGTCGACACCTGCCGATTTGAGTTCACGCCATGTGCGGGCCACTTCATCCCTGAGCTTGCCAACTTCCCGCGCCGGCATGACATCCTTGAACCGGCGCTCCGCTACAGCCTGGGTGATCTGGGCTGCCTGTTCCGGGTTCGCTGCGATGGCACGCTCTTGGATCGCCTCACCCAGTTTCTTATCGATGATGGGAGCGAACCGTGCGGGGACTGTCTTCTCGACCGAGCTGGCAGCCTTTGCTTCCGCCTCAACGATACCCTCCAGTTCCTTGGACATCTTGCCCAATGATGCGAGACTGATGTTGCCTGCTGGTGCTGCCTCTTCACCAACCTGCCCAGCCTGCCCCAAACGAGTCCTGCCACGCTTGAGCTTGTTCAACACCTCCAACCCGGCTTTGTAATCCCCATTCACGATATGGTCATACAGCTCGTACAAGCGGGGGTCAGCGCCTGGGGCTTCCGCGAGTTCCCGCAGTGTCGACCCCTTACCTGCCGTCTCCGGGCGGGGAGTACCATCAGCAGTAAACAGCATCCCCTTATCCTCGCCAAGCCGGGTCTCCTGGAACTTGGCGACGCGCTTCGTCACCTCTTGATTTCTCTTGCGCAGCTTTCGTTGGGATGCGATATCGTACACCTCCCCGCCAAACTCCCCCAGCTTCCCCTCATCGGCCAGCACGTTCTTGAATACTGTGCCGTGATCGCGGATCTCCGTCACAAACGCCAGTTCGTTATCCGGGAGACCGTTGAACCATTCCGGGGTCGCGACCGTCTGCATCTCATCAGACAGCCGAACAATCGCGTCGGTATCCAGGTTCAACACATCCCGCGCCCGAGACGTCATCAGCTCCGCGACCTGCCGCGCTGCCGGAAGAGCCGGATTGTCCGCAAGGGACTGCGGAATATGGGCCGCATCCCCGAGCAGAGCGTTCTCCACGGCACGGTCAGCGTGCGCCGTCAGGATACTGGCCTCCCGTGCGTCAGCTCCGAACGTCTGCGACAACTTCCTACCAAACCGGGTCTGCGTGATCGCATCCTGGATGATCTGCCCCGGACGGTTCGGAACCACCGCCCCAGATTCCGCGTCCACCTTCCGCAGAAGCGCCGTCTTGAGTGGCCGAACAGCCGGGGGATCCACATACGTAGCCCCCGTCTCCAAAGCCCGGGCCTCCCTCGATGCGGCCAAGGCTGCGTTCTCCGCTTCCGCAGCCTTCACAACCGTACTGCCCTTCGCGAGTTTACTCGCCACCGGCAACACATCCAGGGCAGCCATCAGAGGGTGTCGTCCCAGCTCCGCTACACCTTCCTTGCCCCGAGACAACTCGCCCGCCACATACGCACCCGGAATCATGCGGATACCAGGGGCCTTCGTGATGTCCTCGAAATCCTTAGCCTTCGCCAGCTCCCCCGGCAAACTCGGGAGCGCCATCGCTTCCTTCACCAACAGTTCCGGGATGTGGATAATCGACTTGCCGATAGCACTCGCGTCCGCCACAGCGTTACTGAACAGGCTTGTGGGGTCCCGTTCCTGTTCGATCGGCTGGACCCGGGTTTGCGCGGCCTTGAGTGCCGTCTGCATCTCGGCGTCTGACAACGGGGCCTGCCCGTTCAAGATCCTCTGCTGGTCGATCTTCTTGACTGCCGTCACCGCAGCCGGGTTGTACGTCCCCAGGTTGGGGTCCTCATATCGGGACAGAAACTTGGCCGTGTACTGTGGCAGGCGTTCGTTGATCGGGCTGCCCTCTTGCACATCGGCCGGCGCGTACCCCCTACCAACGGTTTCCTGCATGGAAGCGGCAAACCTGGCCACCAGACTGGCACCAGGCATGGGCTTGTCGCCGGTCCCACTATTCGTGCCGCCCGTTGTGGAATCCGTACCGGAATCGAGGCGACCAGGCGAAAACCCACCCGCAGAGCCGCCAGCTCCCAGGCTTCCAGCGATGCTGGTGGGGGTTAGCCGCCCAGAGGGGGTTGAGCCGCTGAGATTGGCTCCTGCACGGTCTGGTGCGATTCCAGTATTTGAACCACTAACGAGACCAGTGTTGGCGAGAATATCGTCCAATGCGCTCATGGAGACATGATACACCTGTGCCCGAGCGCGACACAGCCCCGATCGGGGAGATCCACCAACCCGATCGGGGCTGCTATCCGGTGTCGTCGCCTACACCGGATACCCCCGCGAACCGTACGGGGGGTCGAACCGTTAGGCTACCCGGTTGCCCCGGTGCCCATCAAGTCTTCCAGGCTGGGGGTGCCGCCCGAACTGCCCCCGCCGTTCTGTGCCCGGTACATGTCCGCTTGCGCCCGGAGCATGTTGGCCTGAGCGTTCATGGTCTGGTTCTCGTACTCACCCTGCGACATCTGAGACTGTGCAACCTGGGCCTGCCGTTCCATGGCCATGATGATCGGGGATGCCTGCGCTTGCGCCATGTACGCTGCGCCCATCTCCGGGGACAGCTTGTCGGCGTACGGGCGCATCACGTCGGCCATGAACCCTTGGAGCGCGATGGTGCGGGCCGACTCGGATTCGAGCTGTGCCCTCGCGTAGTTCTCTTGCATCGCCTTCTGGGATGCCGCCTCTTCCGCCGCCAGCTTGGCAGCGCTGCCCGTACCCTTGGCGTCCTTGAGCGCCTGGGCTGCGGCATCCGAAACCGCCTCGAACATCTTGACCTTCTCGTCAGCCCCGATGCGTTCGCCCGTGTCGGGGTCGTTCTTGAGTGCGCGGATCTCGGACAGGGCATCGAGAACCTGCGATCGGATCTGGTCGGTGATCTGCGGCTGGATGTCGTTCTTGGCCGCGATCCGGTCGAGGCGCTTGTCCATCTTGGTACTGGCGTTGTCGACGCGGGCTTTGAGTTCCTTCTCGTCGTCGCCCCATTCGATCATGGACACCGCGCCTGCGATGCCGCCGATCAGGGCACCGACACCAGCGCCGACCAGGGTGCCTACACCGGGGACGATACTGCCGATGCCAGCACCGACACCCGCTCCGACGCCGAACCCGGACAGGCCACGGTCGAGCTTGCTGCCTTCCCCGCCGAAGTCGCGTTCGTTGAGCATCTGCTGGGCCTGGAGTCCGGTGGTCAGTCCGGCGAGGGGTGCCGCGACTTTGCCGAGGGTGGTGAGTCCTGCCTGCCGTCCAGCGACCCCCGCGACGGGTTCCACGGCGTCCATGGCTGCGACACCGGGGATACTGATGGCCTCTCCTGCCGGTACCCCACCGATCGCCGCGTACCGTGTGACGGTGGCGGGCACGGGTGAGATGGCCGGTCCCGCGGATGATGCTGCCATGCCGGGGAGACCGCCTGCGATCTGGAACCCGGGCCGGACACCTTGGATGGCTGCGGATGCGGGAATGTTGATGCCGCCCACACCGGGCATGGCAGGCGATCCGAGCACTTCCGCGACTGGGGTCACGGCGTTCTGCCAGAACGGGGATGCGAGCTTGGATGCCGCACCGGCCCCACGTGCGAGAAGGTTGCCGCCGTACTTCTTGGCTGCCCACGCTCCACCGCCGAGCATGGCCGCTGTCATAAGGGGGTTCATGCCGCCCTGCTGTGGCGCGGTTGTAGTACCGGCGTACAGCGGGTTTGCCTGCTGGTTCATGTTGCCGGTGACGTTGAGCTGTTGCGGCTGACCGTACTGGCCTGCTTGCCCTTGCGCTGCGAGCTGCTGGGCCAATGCTACGTAATCGGTGGTGGGCATAGTTACCTCAATTTCGCCATCTTCTTATTGCCCTGCTTGGCTGCGCCTTGCTGGGCTGTGGTCTGACCGTTGTTCCTTGCGATCGCTGCGTTCCAGAGTGCGAGGTCCGCTGCCTGCTTGTCTTGCTGCGCCTTGATGGCAGTGTAGAAGGCGATCTCTTGCGGGCTGTACGTACCGGGCGTGTTGTTCCGGGCTGCGGCTGCGGCTGCGGCTGCCTGGTTCGCGATGTCCATAGCTGCCTGCGCCTGCTTAGCGTTGTTACTCGCGATGGCCGACAGGAGCTGGTTCATGCTGGTCTGGTTGTTGAGCTGGATGAGCGCCAGACCGTTCTCAAGATCCTTCTGGTACTGTTCCTCGCTGATGCCGATCTTCTGGGCTTCGCGGAAGATGACCTTGCGCCGGTCCTCGATCGCTGCAACCTGCTCGGTGTGGTTCAGCCCCAGCTCGTCCCGGTCAAGGTACGTCTGCCGTAGGTTGGCCTGGATATCGGATGACGTCTTGTCGTAATCCAAAAGGACGCCTTGCCGGTCGATGCCCAGCTTCTCCCGTCCGAGTTCCTCACCCTTGTTGATCTGGCCTTGTACGTCCCGGTGTCCTTCGGTGGAGTACGCACCCCGTACCACCGCGTCGGATCGTTCCTTGTTGCGGGCGTTCTTGGCTTCCTCGGTCAGACCCGACATGGAGTTGTCATTGGCTGCCAACCCGAGGTCGCGGTTGCGGGCCGCGAACCCGGCGTCCTCGTTCAGCTTCCCTTGCATGAGGTCGTTCCGCTGGATGTTGAGCTGGTAAATCTCGTCGACCAGTTTCTGCTGCCGGTCTGCTGCGGCGAGATCGTCCCCACCTGATGCACGGTCGACGGCCAGCATCTGGAGTTTGGAGTTGATCTGGTCGGTGAGATCCTTGGTCGCCAGATTGGTCTTGCCGCGCTGGGTCCCCATCTCGGACTGGAGGATGGCGGCTTCGTCCTTGAACGCCTGAGTCTGCGGGGCCGAGTACTGCTGGAACAGGGCCATGTAGTTGTTCAGGTTCGACTTGTACTGAGCGTCCTGGGATGCCTGCCAGTTGCCGATCGTGTTGGCGTAGTTGGTGGACCCGGCGCGTGCCGCGGCATCAGCCGATCCGTAGATACTGCTCGGCGCGTTGCGGTTGGAATTGGATGAGCGGGACTGGTTGCCGCCCCCGTAGTTCCTCCACATGGCGGACGTGTAGGTGCGATTGGCACCCGTGATCTGCTTCCCCTCATTGGCGGTTGATCCGTTCCCCCACACGCCATTTTCAACGTAGGGGTCCCATTCATATCCAGCCATATCCCTACTCCCAGCTCGTGAGCCAACCGGGGTACTGGCCCCCGTCAGGCATCTGGATTGTCTGCGTTGCTTCTGCCCACATGGCTGTGGACTCGATCATGCCCTCGACTGCCTGCTCATACAGAGCCTTGGTGTCTTTCCATTCCGGTTGCCGATCACGCTTCTGCGCGCTGTACTCGGCGAACAGCATGAGCACGTCGGTCCATCCGTCGGGGATGTCGACGTTCGCGGAATCGTTGGCCGGGTCGGTTGCGACCTTGTAGGTGTACAGCTCGATCTCGCACGCCGCGTCTGGCTTGGGGTGGAGCGCCACTCCGATGCTGGGCGGGGTTCCCCAAGTGGAGTAGTATCGGGGTTGGCCGGTATCAGTGCTGTTCATTACCCGGTTTGCTTGCCGGTGGTCAATGTACTCCAGCACCTTTTCCATGGTGGCGGCGCTCTTGGTGGGGCTGTACCACTTGACCATGCTCACCTTGAGCGTTGTGGCCGGCGCGGTTACCGATACGGCGTTTGCCAGCACGGACAGGGTTGTCATCCCCTGCAACGCCATGGTGCGACGGGAGATGTCCCTCGCGCCGTCCCTGATCCATTCGTCGAGTTGCGCGTCCGTCCATGCGCCGGATGTGGTCTCATCCAACCGGAGTCGGAGTTTCGTCCTGGCCGCAGATAGTGTGATCGTCATACCCAGGATTCTCCTGACGCCAACCGGGGTGGCTGTTCTTGGACGGTGAATTGCACCATGTCGTTCGTGTCCATGGTAGCACTCGCTCCACCTACGGCTGTGATGTAGAGCGAAACCTTATGGGATCCCGCCTTGGCTGCCATCTTGCTGGAATGACCAGAAACAACGCGGTGGTAGCCAGTGTTATTGAAGTAGAGCAAAGTCAGGAAATCGGATCCGGGATAGTCGTCATCCAGGGTGGAGTAGAAATCCAACCTGCCCGTAGCCGTCACGTAGCACGTAATGTTGAGACTGCATACGAGTACGGTCCAGTCGAATTTCTTCTGGACCTGAAGAGACACCTCGGTACCCGTCGGGTACTCAACCGGGACAGCACTACCAAGAGCACCACCAGTAACGGCCTGTGCGCGGTACTCGTACACCGGAAAGATCGGGGCACGCTCATTGGCCCAGCGCTCCAATTCCCGGTAGTTCTCGGCAGTATCCGTCTGTGAGTATTCCGCACGCGGTGCCCTCATGACGTTCAGTCTCGACTGTGGAGGAACAGGCATATCAGGTCGCCACGGTTGTCTTGACGGAATGGGTTTCCTGGTAGCCGATCGAACAGCGATGCAGGATCGGACCGGGGGAACCTTCCGAGATATTGTCCGCCCCCTCATTGTTCAGTGTCGTGTATCCAATGATGCGGATACAGATGTCTTGGCCGTCATAGCCGATCGACAAACGGGTGGTGCTGATGACTTCCGAGTTGGTCTGGAACGTACCAAGCAGGGTATCTTCTCCGGGTCCGTTGCCAGCATAAATCCGCACCCACCCGTACCCTTGCAACGTAACCACCAGCTCACGCAGCTTGAGCTTCCGATTGCGGGTCCGCATCAGCGGCTGTGAGGTCCAGGACCATCGGCCCTTGACCTGGTTCATGTCGTACTTCTGCCACAGCACGGGCTGTGCCGCGGTCACGAACGGGGAGACAGCATACACTTCCCCTTTGTCGTTCTGCTCGTACCATGCGGGCGGGGGCACAACAGCGGTCGTGCTTTCGTCGATGGTGTGTACCTGTTCTGGGTCATTCAGTCGGAACCATGATTTGGTTTCCGAGTTGTACACCCAACCGTTGGGGGCGAACAGCCAGGGATGCACGTAGTTGAACTTTCCGTGCGGCTGGAACTTGGAGGCCATGTCCGCTTTCTCTGGCTTCCAGAATTCGTCATCGAATTGGGGGGACAGCAGTTCGGACCCTTCCGAACCGGTCCAGGACCAGATACCGGGGGACGATCCGTACACCAATCCCATGGGGGTGGCGGTGGGCACGTTCGGCGCGTCATAGGTGGGGACAACGCCTGGCATGTCGAGCACGGTCGGCGAGGCCATGTCGCCGCGGACCACATATCCGCCACCATGCCGCTTAACAACAAACAGTTCGGATGCGTTCATGGATGCTGCGGCACCGACAGCGGAGTTGATGAGCGAACCGTATTGGCTGGTCCGGTCGATGGGCTGGAATCCTTGCGGATCGTAGTACCCGTTCACGAGAACCCGGGACTGCCAACCCCAGTCGGCTGCCTCGTTTGGCGGTGAGTACACCCACCCAGAATGACCGGTGATGACGTAGTTCCCGTGTGGGGATTGGAGGGCAAACGACATGCCGAGACGGGACTGGTGGAACACTACGGCTTCCGGTGCGACGGTACTGAACTGGAGGATGACGTTCAGTTCAACGGCAGTGTTGAACCAGTAGAAGTCGTTGTACAGGCTTCCGTGTGGGGCACCGTTGAACTCGACGTGTCGGAGCGGGTATCCGAATACCGCGACCTTGGGGGTAATGGCTGAGCTGTTGCTGAACTGATCGTCACCCGCGATGGTGACCGCGAAGAACGGTTTGGTGAGTGCTTCCACCTGATCCAAATAGGCAACCGAACGAGCCACGGATACGAACCCTGCACCGAAGGACTCAAAGCCTGCCCGTAATGCGATGGGCGCATCGCTGGCAATCCCTTGGTCAGCGAATTTGCCGTACTTGAGAAATTTGGTCAGGGCCACAGTGTCAGAGTATTGCTCGAACACGCGGGCGATGTACCGTCGGTAGTAGGACGGCAGGGGGCTGGACGGGGCACCGTTCACGTCCAGTGCCGACTGGAGGATCATGATCTCGTCGTACGAATCGGGGGATGCGATGATGGGCAGGGTGCGGACACCCGCGATCAGGCCGGTACCGAGGGTGTACAAGGTGGGGGTGTATGCGCTGCCTCGGAAGGTCGACGGGGCCGTAATCGAGCCTGCCGTCTGGATCGCTGCGATGTCGTCGAGCTTGGTCTGGGTGACCTTGAACAGCGGATACAGGCCACCGTTCTTGCGTCCATAGCATCCCCACGTACCGGCCCGTCGCGCTGCCCCATCCTTGGGTCCAGCCGTAGCAACATCAGATGTGATGCCGTGATACGAGTCGTATATGCCGGGGGTGAAGTCCACCAGATCGATGTACGATTCGACACCTGCGCCTGCTGGCATGTTTACCTCTTCCGGGGTCCGGTTATTCCGGTTTGTGTAGTGCGATCTTGAGGGACCACTCCAGAGCGGAGATGTTGGCCCGCAATGCGGCTATCTCACCCTCTAGGGTCAACCTGTCTCTTTGATGATGGATCACTGAATGGTCGGCCTGCCGATCCCGTTCTGCAACGGAATCGGCAGGATCCATGCCGAACCACTTTTCGTCACGTTCTTCCAGGATGGCGATCTGGGTTTCTGCGTAGTCGACCAGTTTCCCGGACAGTTCATCCGTCTTCTGGATCAGGGTGTTACGCAGTGCAATCATCTCGCCATCCATGCGGGTACTCCCTTACTGCGGCTGCGGGGGTCCGTCGGGCGGGTTGAGGTCGGGGACCTTCACCTTGGCGGCCGCGGCTCGGGTGGTCTGCGGGTTGACCGGCGTGCCCTTGTCCTTCATCTCGGATGCGGGCGGGGGTTCCGGGTCGCTTCCGACGATCTCGCCGTCGTCAGTGATCTCGACGGGTTCGTACAGGTCGTCGGTGCTGATGTCGATGCCCTGCTCGCGGAGGAGGTCGACCAGCTTGCTGATCTGCTTCTGGGCGGTCGAACCGCTGTCGGCGTCGGTGCTGGGCGCGCCGCTTTCGGTGAGCTGGGTTCCCAGCGTCTTCTCGCCGAACGGGTCTTCGGCGATGGTGGTGACGCGCGTGCCGTCCTGGAGGTACCACTCCAGTTGGGGTCCGAGGTCGCGGAGCTGGAGGGGGGAACCGATGCACCCGTACTTGACGCACAGACGGGTCAGCTCGTCGGCACGGTTGCGGTTCCTGGCGTCGATGTTCCGCACGTCGGGATCGCCCATCCACAGGATGGCTGCCGCGACATCAACGTACAGTTCCTTCCCGGGTTCGATGCGGTACTTGGTGCCGCCGTACTTGTTGGTGAATGTGGTATCCCCCACATTCAAGAGACGGACGATCATGGCTTGCTCCTTGGGGTTGTTGTGGGGGTGTCCTGTTGGACTGGGTTGCTTGAGATCGTGGAAGGCCCCCGGCGCTGGACCGGGGGCCTTTCCTGGGTTTGGGTTGGTAGCCCTGACTAGATGTGGTGGACGTTCACCAGAGCCTGGGTGGTGGTACCGGCCCCCATGAAGTGGCCGATGCCGGTGCCGATGATGGCGGTGGCTGCGGCGGATGCGGCTGCGACCCGTCCCGCCTTGCCTGCCGTCGTCGTGGGGGCGATCGCGAGGTCACCGATGGCGAACGACGTGGCGTCGGCGTCGGTGTTCACCAGGCAGGGTCCGTCCTTGCAGACCTTGATGACGTCGCCGGATGCACCGGGGCTGAGCGCGATACCGGCGAACCGGTGTGCGATCGTGGCCGTGGCACCGACGAGGCCCATCTTGGCTGCGGTGAGGGGTGCTGTGGTGGTCGCTGCGACGTACACGAGCACGTCGCCCTCGATGCACGATCCGCTGAGCTGCACGACGGCTTCGGTGCGGTCGTACTGGATCTGGATGCCATCGCGATCCTTGTTGGTGGTGAAGTCGGCAACACCCGGGTAGGTCTTGCCGAACGTGGAGTAATCCATGCTGTTCCTGCTTTCTCGTTCTTGGGTCTGTGTTCGTGGTTGACGTTCGGGACTAGCCCGTGATGTTCGCGAGCTTGGCCTGGGTGCGGGGGGACTTGCACACGAGGTTGCCTGCCCACAGCATCTTGGTCGTGATGGCGTCCATGTCGACCGGGGTCTGCCAGTCCTCGATCTTGAGGTTGCCGCGGGGGCTGACGTACAGGGTGAACATCCGCTCGTTGAGGACGAGGATGTCGGAGTTCGAGCTGTTCGCGCCGTCCGAGACGTGGCTGTCGACGAACCACGGGATGCCTTCGCAGAACAGGTTCGTGAACCCGGCGTTGACATCCTGGAAGGCGGAACCGCCGCCTGCGGTCTGGAACTGCTGCTTGTCCTGGAGGATCTTCCAGAACCGGTCGTACTGCTCCTGCCGCGACACGATGATCGTGGGGCTGTTGCCGCCGATCGTAGCGGTGCCGATCACCTGACGCATCAGGTAGGCGGTGAGGGTGGACGACGTGTTGACGTACGCCTGGGTCCAGGGCTGGCCCGAGCGAAGCTGCCCGCCGTAGCTGGCCGCGTCCGTGCCGTCGTCGACCGCTGCGCCGAGACCGTCGATGGCCTTGATGTCGCCACCGGAGACGTTGCCGCCGCCGCCGAACAGGCCGACCGCGAGGTCTTCCATCATGTCCATCTTGGCCTGATCCATCTGGAGCTGGATGTGGTTGGCGATGGCCTCCGGGCTGTCGGTGACGAGCAGGGTCAGGCCGTCGATGGTGACGGTCTGCTGGCACTGCTTCCACCCGAACACGAAGTTCTTGAGGTTGTCCTGCGGGGCGAGGGTCAGGCGTTCGGCACCGCGGTACCAGCCTCCGTTGTTGCCCTTGCGGTAGATCATGGGCTGCTCGATCTGGGTACCGCCCTGGCGCATGATCTTGTTGCCGCGGTACCAGCGCGCCAGAAGGATGTTCGACGTGTACACGCCATCCACCACTTCGGGGGCCACGAACCGGTTGGTGATCGCCGTAACGGCGTCGGCTCCGATGGGGGTCATGGATTGCTCCTTATTGCTTTGGCCCCATACGGGGTGTTGTTGGAACTAATCCTGGCACGGAGTAGGTGGAGGGATATTGCTATCCCTGTTGGAATGCCCTCACGGCATCAGCCATGGCGTTCATACGGGCATCCGGGGCCATGGTCCGAACATCGATCGGAAGCTCCTGGACGCCACCACTGGACGACGATGTTGCCGCTGCGGCCCGGGTCTTGCGGTCGTTGCGCTGCTGGATCTCAGAGATCTGCTGCTGTTCCTTCTGGACCGTGCTTGCGACCAGACCCTGCACGATGGCTTCGCGTGCTGCGGGAACGTTCATGGCTGCGGCACGGAGACCTTCGCGAACGGCTTCCTCGAACGACATGCCGCCGTTGACGAGAACCGGGATGTTCTGCATCCGGGCTGCCATGTTCTGGACTTCCATCATGGTCTCGACGGGGAGGCCCATCTCCTGCTCCAGCTCACCCGTGATCGTCGCCACGATGAGGGTACGGGCTGCCCGATCCTCTTCCTGCTGGGCCTGGATCTGGGACTGGACGTGGTTCTCGACGCGCTGCAACGTCTCCTGGGTCGATGAGATGGTCTGCTGCTGGCCTTCCAGGATCAGGGCCAGCTCCTCCTCACCCTGGGCACGAAGGCGGGCGACGGCTTCGGGGATGGTGATCTGACCATCGGGGGTGGCCGGCGCGGCGGGTGCTGCCGGGGGAGGGGTTGCGGGCGTGACGGGCGGGGTGGGGTCCTGGCCCTGCGCGACGGCCCACATGGCGTCGAGCTTCTCCGGGGGGAGGGATGCCAGGAAGCTGAACATGCCTCCGACTGCTTCGGCGTGTTCCGGGGACTCGATGCGGAAGTCACCCAACTGGATCGGTGCGAACTCGGACGGGGTGGCAGGCTGGTCCTCGACAGCCAACCCACCACCCTCGCCGTCTACTCCCGCCGCGGACTGCTGGGCCTGTTCGGCTGCTTCATTGGCAACCGTGCTGGGGGCCGGGGGTTGGCCTTCTGGGGGAGTGATCTGGGTTCTGGTAGCGGCGACAGGGTTGCCTTCCGTACCGGTGCCGTCACCCGTACCCGCTGCGCCTGTGTCGGCGGGGGTACCGGGGGTGATGGCGTTGTCCTCGAACGCTGATGCGACCTGCTGTTCCAGTGGGCTGAGCTGGCCGAATTGGGCCTGCCATGCCTCATCGGTGGGTGCGTCTTCCGGGTGAGTCTGGAAGTAGGCGGCGATTGCCTGGGCACCCTCATCACCCATGGCACCTACGATCGGGTCTGTGGGGACCTCAACGGGGGTCTCTTCACCTTCCTCGATCAAGAGGGAAGGGTCGAACTCGACGGCACCCGTGGGGGTGTTCTCGACGGTTTCGCGGGTGAGTGGTGTTCCGGCCATGATGGGTCCTTTACAGGTGGTGGATTCTGGTTACTTAGTGTGGTTACGCGGGCGGGGCGAGCATACGAGCCAGCTCGTCGGGGGGCGGTGTGGACTGGCCACCCATCATCGGGTCGCCTCCACTGGCCAGGGCCGCTTGCATGGCGGGGTCGATCTGAGGCATCCCGGACGGCGGCATGGCACCGGAGCCGGGAGCCTGCATGGGGGCAGGCATGGGGGCTGCGGGCATGGGTGCGCCACCGGCCATCGGGTTGGGCGTGGGTGTCTCGTTCCCGAGCTTGTGCCACATGTCCAGGGCCGTCGTTTCGAAATCGATGACCCAGTCCATGGGGGCGTCCGGCAGGCGCTTGAGGGCCGCGATGTCGTTGAGGATACGGGACAGCCCTTCCTCGAACGTATTGGTTTGCCGTGCGCCTGTTGCCATGTCCTGTGCTCCTGTTGAGAGGGGGTCCCGTAACGTGAGACTAAGCGGGCTTAGTTTGCGGGTGAAGCCATCCCGGAGTTGACCTTGCCGGCGCGTGTGGCCTAGCCCTTGAGGTTGACCTCGGTCGGCGTGTTCTGGGCCTTCGGCTGGGCGTTCATATTCGTGCCGAACTGGGTGCCGGACGTGTGCCCGACCTTGGTGATCCCGGCGTTCCCCGGCTTGGTCATCTTGGAATCGGCCATGATGGGCCTCCTGTGGTTGGGTCCTGGCTGGACGGTATTGCGCTCGTGAGCATACCACTAAGCAGACGGGAAGACCATAAAGTCCCAGACATATGTACCGCTACCAGCAACCTGATTCGAGGCAGATGAATTCACCAAACTCACGGATACGAGATCATCTCCGGACACTACACGGGAAGCGTGAACAGCGGGAGGGTTAGAATCCAAGGAATTTGATCCAGCACCAGAATTGGCAGGAGAGAACACAACGACTCCACCGCCCGGAAAAGGAGTGGAGAACGTAACAGTGAACAGTTCAAACAACCCCGCCGCATCGGAATCAGTTGTCAATTCCACAGTAAATCCGCGATCATTGCCACTGATGGTTGCCACTCCAGCGGTACCGGCTGCGGAACCCACAACCACGGTGGGCGTACCGCCACCACTAGAAGTGGAGGACGGAAGAACTACCGCCGTTTGGATCCATTCGATCCGCTCGATCCGCAGCAGGGTCGGCGTGACCGGAGCTCCACCGAGGGGGAACGCGATCATTGCGAGGAAAGTTGAGGGTGATCCCGTTTCGAGGAACGTGTCGACGTAGAGGTCGATCTGAGTGGGGCCGGGGGCCGATCCGCCCGGGAGTAGTACGGCCCCAGCATTATCGTCAGCCGACCATGCCGGGTCGGTGGAGGTGGAATGCCCCGCTGACGGCGGTCCACCGGAGCTGAGCGCGATTTGGAGACCAGCGTCGGCCATGTCCTCGTATCCCTCAACCTCGACCCCAATCAGCCTCACGCCTTTGATGACGCCGAACGTCGGGCCGGGGTCCGGCAGGTTGAGGACGCCGCCAGCGAACGTTGAAACACCATCAAACACAATTTCAACCGGACCAGCAGTCGAGTCAAGATTCGATGATGGATCAATCGCCTGTCCGCCCAAGTCGGCGGACGAACCCAGGACACGCGCCTCTACCACTCGCATTTCATCATCAACGGCAGCGGGGGCCACACCGATACGAGGATCATCAACGTAGGGCCACAGAAACCGACGCTCAAATTGAGCAGTTGCCCACGGATCGCCAGGCGACTCGGCCGCGAGGTAGGTCAGATGGATCGGCGCAACCGACGCACGATTTGGATCATCCGGTCGCCCCGAATACATATGGAGCGACGAAATGGAAGTACCGGTTACGGGTCCCCAAAGCGCTTCACGCGGAGTAAACGTGACAAGATCCGACGAGACCGACCACCATACCGTGAAATCGTTTTCCGTGGGGCCAGACTCTGGGTCAGCCCATACAAACAAGAACCCTGCACCATTGCCGAGGGTCATGGCCGACCCCCTGGATGGGAAGGCCGACGCCAGATAGATGGATTCACCCAATCCGCCAAGCCCTGGTTCGGTCCAGTCTGACCCACCCCACTTGTCGAACACTGGAGGATCATCAGCATCAATAGCAGCGACCCAATCTGCAACCGAACACCGCGCCTTGATGAACCCCGGCACGAACGCCCCAGAGGCGTCGCACTCGTTGGCGAACAGGATGTAGTAATCAACCCCATCGATGGTCTGCATTTCGACTTGACCGGAACCATTGGCAGCCGCCCACACCGTTTCCGCATCAGCTCGATTGGCGAATGCCAGATTGGGTGCAAGGATTACACCAAGGAACGTCGGCTCAGTGTCGTCGATCGACAGGAACTTGGCGACGCCGAACTCGTGATACTCATTACCAGTGACATCGTCGTCGCGTTCCATGTGGACGATCATCCCGAACGTCGACCCTGACGCCGAGAACATCGGCCCACCGGCCACACCCTTGTAGCCTGGAACGCTTGCCTTGATGTCGACAGCAAGGGACCGCGGAGCGGCAACCCAATCGTCACCATCAACAGTCGTGATGTACGTGTGCCCGCCACTGCCATACGCCGCGTAGATGAGTTGGCCATCCTGATAGAACAGGCCGTCAGTCGAGTCGGGCCACAGCTCAAGGCCGAGCTCGTCCAGCTCAGCCCGGGTATGCAACACATCAGCATCATCGACAAACAGGCGCACCCCCTCGCCAATAAATAGCGGCCACGGTTCGTCAGAACCATGATTTGCTACGAATGCAGCCAGATCTCCATCCCCGTCGAGATTTTCGACCGCCACGGTCAAATCGGTGAGATCCGCGAAATTCTGTGACTTCTGGAGCGCACCAGGATCGGTACCGCCCCCGCCGCCACCTCCTGGATTTGAGAGTGAAATGCTCATAATGCCTTTCCAGTTCGGTTGTGTGCGAGAGCTACGCGCGGGTTACGAGTAGCTCAATGTCAGTATCCGCAGCGGCGACCCCGTACAGGCTGTCTCCGGGGCCGATGTCCATGGCGAACGTTGCCCCGGCGATGACGGTGATTCCGTTACCGGTGGTAACATCTGCCCCGCCGACAAACACGGAACGGGGTGATCCCGTGGGATTCACAACGATAACCGAACGGGGATCAGCACCCGTGGCCTGAATGCCATCACACAACAGGGTCGCGCTGGTACCAACGCTTGGATGAGTAGACTTGATGGGCATGGTTGCTCCTTGTTCGTGATCTGTTTATCGGCCAACGTGTGCCGCATCGCGGGCACCCACACTGGCTTGCGCTTCTGCCATCTGCTGGGCCTTGACCCGTTCGGCGACAATGGCTGCGTTCGGCCATTCGACAGCCTGGAGCAACGATTCGACATCGATACCGTTGATCCCGAACAGGTGCAGGGCCAGGCTGCGCATTGCGTCCCGAGATGTGGGGTTCGCGGACCCGGCATTCACAGAGAACTGGTACCGCAGCGGAACCCGGTTCTCCGGTGTGGGATCATAGAAATGAAGGCTGCGGATCGCGAGGCTGGTCTTCTCGCCATTCACCGGGGCCACCGCGATGATCCTGGGCCGATCGTAGAACTCAGCCTGGTTCGCCGCTGTCTTGTTTCCGATCCGCGAGATGAACGATTCCAGACTCGTGATTTGCATACGGATCCGAACGAAGGCCGCTTCCTGGGCTGCGTCGACCACACCCTCCGCGTTCCTGCCAGTCGGGGTCAAGCCACGCACGATCGCAGACAGGCCCGAGATCCGCTCCAGCTCACCCAACAGGAACGACATCAGATCGCCCGCCACCTGAGGATGAATCGTCGGGGGTGCCATCCAGGACAAGTCTTCCTTGTCCCGCACCTGATACCGCTTACCCGGCTGTGCCGTCACCTCCGCGCGGCGCATCCCGGATGTCCTGGTCTCCACCAACACGGGATTGCCTGTCAGGGCGATGTTCCGTTTAAAGTTGCGCAGCAACTCGTTGATGTCATCCTGCAATCCGGACAGCAACTCGACCATGCTGGGCCGGTACAGTTCACCTGTCCAGGTGGGCATGTAAATCTCGTACGGGTGTTCACCGTGGCCGTACAGTTCGTCCGCGGACTTATCGCTGATGATGGTGTTTCCGCATACGACAACCTGCCGCCAAATGTCGAACGTCACCATATCCTTGTCCGGATCGTGGCCTCGCGACTTGACAGCACCGTTGATGTCATCCGGATCGGGATTCAGGTCGTCATCACCCGGCAGGCCACCCCGCTTCCCCTGCTCTTCCTTCGCGAGCTGCTGATCATGCGCCGACATGTAATCGTACGCCTGCTCCTCCAGATGAATCGTGACCGGGACCTTGATCCAGCACTCCAGAATCGTTACACCATGGATGTCATCGAAAGCCCGAATCGACGCCTGCCCCGGCAAACCGAAACGACCACTGCCCGTCGTGTTGGACGCCGCATCGTACAGGGCACCCGGGTTCGCCATCGGGATACTGCCAGACTGGGTAGACATCCGGTCCGGTGCGCCGTCCGTGTCATGCCGGACCGCGTTGCCGCCGATCCGATTCGACGCACCAGGCCATGCACGCTCCAAATCCTGGATCGACATCTGCCGAACCTCGATCATGTAGTTCGCGTCACGCGGATGCTTCGCCGCCGGATCGATGTAGAACGCGAACGGATCGATACGACGCAACGATACATCCCCCAGGCCGTGCAGAATGTGGCAATCCCAACCCGTCTTCGCGATCCCGATGTGATACGTCAACGCATCGAACACCGCGCACTGGATCTCCGTCGCGAACCCCTGGTTATCCCACGCCGCATTCAGGCACGTCTTGAGATCCTGCCCGATCTCATCCATCTTCGCGTAATGGAAACTGTTCGGCTGCGCGACCGGGGCCACATCAAACTTCGGGTTCGCGTCCGTCATCCACGCCGCCATAGATTCCAGGATCGGAAATACCTCCGGGACATCCTTGGTCGTCTTCCGAGGATCGAACTGGGCCGGTGCCCTGCCGTACACAGTCTTGTAGTTCGCGTTCCACTGCGCCGTTGTGTTCCGCCTCGCCTCGCGTGCCCGCTGGAACAGCTCGTTCATCTTCCACGCGAGCATGACTTCCTGCTCACTGCGCTGGGGCGGCAACCGGAAACCCTGCGCCTGGGTCGTTCCCGCCGAAACCCCGGCCGTGTCGCCGAACGAAGACCCCGAGGCCGGACCAGTCGGAACATCGATCACAGCCACAGCTTCGCCTCCCGCTGGCCGCTATCTACAGCCCGCTTCTCGGATTCTTCCAGACGCGACCCATCCACGCCAAGAGCCTTCGTATCCGACAGCGCCACAGGCTGTATGTCGCAATCGAGACCCGTGATCTCAGACTGGGCAGCCGACAGGCGTTTCGCTTCATCCATCAGCGCGCGGTTGCTGGATACGGTTACGCCAAGACTGGGTTCGTACCGTTCCTGGAACACAGGGGCCATCTGGAACGAGAACGTGCGCTTCATCTCCTGGCCGAAACCGCTATGACCATCCCTAGTGCCATTGCATACCGGAAGGTTGTCTCGGTCCTCCAGCTCGCGGAATTCAGATATCCGCATACCTGACATTGGGCACTTGTACTCGTACGTGGGCATCGTTACCTACTCATGTGTCGGGGACCAGTTCATCCAATCTGGCCCTTCTGGATCTTCTGCATTCAGGTTCACTGCTCCGTGCATCCGGTCGGGGGACAACCCCTCCAGCGCACTAGCTCCGGTATACGGGTCCAACGGCCCGTCCAGAATATGGGTGACCACCGCTATCACATACGACATGACCGTATCGTCATGCCCGTTCTTCTCATCAGCGGGACCAAACTCGCCGTTCGGCTTGGTCACATAGTTCATGAATTCCTTATAGGTGTGCTCATCATGGAACGTCGGAATGCCCTTGTATATGACGTTCTTCATCCAGCCCATCGCGAGGTTCTTGGTCTGGACGTTCGTGTTCCAGCCATACCGGCTCGCGGATACGGACTTCCGGCCCAGGCTCGGGTCCGTCTTCCGCGCCAGGTTCGGATACCCCAGAGTCAACAGGGCTGCGATAGTGCCGTAGCCGCCGCCCTCACACTCACACGTAACCAGGGCGTCATTGTAGAACACGCCGATCCGGTACAATTCCTCCGCGAAATCCACGGGGTCCATCTTCTTGCGGAATACTGCGACCTGTTCCAGGGTTCGCCGATCCAGAACCTGGATACACGCGTAATCGCCGTACATGGTTCGCGTCGGATCACCGGCTACCACATACTGGTACTTTTCGCGGTTCGCTCCCGGGAGGCTGAATATCTTGAGATCACCCTCCGGTTCCAAAGTGAACTCGATGTTGTTCGACCCTGGCTCGCGGTGCAGTGCCCCACGCCAGCCTTTCATCGGGTCGTAAATCTTCTGGAGCTGCGACTTGGGGAACACGTTGAGGCCCGTGTTGATGAAAGCCTCTTCGGGGGTGGCAGGGTATTCCTGCATGAACTGCAACACATCGCCGTTGCATTTGTTCGCGATGTACCAGCGTCGCCATGTCAACCGGTCATCATCGACCCCGAGGTACTTCCGGTAGAACGCTTCCTCGACACTGAGTTTGCCGAGGGGTTTGATCGGCAGGCGTAGATGACTGGCCCGGTATTCGGGATGCTTCCACCACGGGTAGAACAGGGGGAGGTAATCGGTCTCTCCTGCTACTGCTTTCTCCCATTCGCTGTGGTACCAGTTGCCGACCCCGTTCGCGGTGGATTCAATTACACACGCGGACATGGGGACTTCGGGCAGGGTTTGGTTCAGGCTGAGCATTGTGTTCTCGACATCAGTCCAGAACGCGATCTCTGTGATGTGCTGGAAGTGGGTTGTCTTGGACCGGCCCACACCGGCACTGCCTTTCTTGCCTGCCGTGGCGACTTTGATACTGCTGCCGGTTTCCTTCCACGACGATTCGTACCGCGAGTCGGAGTGTACGTGTAGGAGCTGCCGGAACCGGTAGTGCTCCCAGTACGTCTTGGTCATGCCCAGGATGTTCTCGCTGGCGTCGCGTTCATGGCTGACGATCAGAACCCGGTAGTTCATAATCATCATGGCCAGCGTGAACGCGAGGGCCTCGGTGAACGTGCTGATCCCGATTTGGCGTGCCTTGAGGACGATGATACGGATCTTGCCAGTGGTCGCGAGCTGGCGTTCAACATGGCCCAGCATGTCCAACTGCGCCCAGTTCAGTTTGAGCCGGACCGTTCCGATTTCCTTGTTGACGATCTGGAGGGACTCGATGCGGTCCTTGAGGATCAGCCCGGACGCGTCAGATGGGTTGTCCTGGACATCTACAGGTGCAGACATGGGTCAGTTGTCGCTTGGCTTGTCATGGTCAAGGCCATCAAATGGATTATGCGACCACTTGATGACACCCCACTGGTCTAGGCCCATGGATGGGTTGCATGGGCAGTCTTCGGGTTGATGTGGCCGGATGTCGACCTTGGGTATCACATGTGCTTCCTCGATACCCTCTTCTGGCTCTTCCGCTGGACGCATCACTACCCATCCGCACTGTTCGGGTTTCAGCATGGGTTAGACCGATCGACCGGCTGCGGCATCGTGTTGGGCCTGCTGTTCGTTCAGCATCTGCTCCGTCTTGACCTGCAATGCCGCCAGTTCCGCGCGCACCTCTTCATCATCCCCGACAACAGGGGTTGCGTCTCCACGGTTGAGCAGGAGCAAATGGGTCGCCCGGTTCTGGGTGAGCATCTCTTCCCGCAGTTCCGCCATCGTGTCTTCCACCTTGTCCTTATCAGGGGTGGGTCGCGTCATGGTGGACACGAGCATCTTGAGGAACGGCTCCTTCTGTGTGAGGGTGCCGTCCGTGATGATGTCCTGGACTTCCTCTAGGGCCAACGCGCAAAGGTCGACCACCTGGGCGTGCAACCCGGGGTCGAGTTTCGCGACTGCGGTGAGGTCGCCGAGATCCAAGTTCAGGCCCATAGGGAGACGGTACTACTTGGTGCCGGGTGGTGTGAAGCGTGGGGGCTGGAATCGGATCTTCTGAGCAGGGCCAGGCGTAGGAGCGTTCTCGGCCCCGTGGCGCTCACGGGCGACGACAGGGCGAACGTCGAGCGAGGGGCCGCCGTTGACCCCGGCGATCAGCAGATTCGAGGCGTCGAGCACTACCGCGTCGGCCTCACTCGCTGCGACCTCGATCCACTCGCCGGTCATGCTGGGATGGTCCGGGTCCACGATGCTTTCCCCGTCATCCAGGTTCCACCAGTTGTTCTCATCCGGGACCACGACCACGCCCGCCTGTACGGCCTCATCATCTGCTTGTATCCCTACGCCGGCGCGTACCGCGGCACGATCTGCACGCCTGGCTCTGCGGTAGAAGTGGGCCTCGATGATGTATCCCTCTTCGTCCTGGAGCTTGAGCGCTACATCCCGGTACTGGCGTTGTACCCCGAGCACGAGCTTGGTGGTGGACTTGGTTCCTGTTCCGAACGACACAAAGGCACCGCGCATGGTGCCGAGGTAGATGTCGTATGGCTTGTCGTCCTTGCCGTCTGGACTGTCCGGGCTGTCTTCTGCCTGCTCGACATCTGTACCCGCCATTACACCCAGCCGTTCCCGTCGACGTTCTGGACCTGGCCCTCGAATTCGTTGAACGATCCGGGGCCGTCGAGCTTGATCGCGTTGGCGTCGACCGGCGCCGCGTACGCTTCGGGCGGGGTGCCCATGTTGCGCGGGATCACGAAGTCTGTACGGTCGATCAGTAGGTCCATCTGGTCTGGGGCGACCACGCCGCCAAGATCATCAGCGACGCCATGACAGCAAATGCGGACGCTGTGGCCCGGGTGGTGAAGCAAGTGCTCAACCCGTTCGACGAGAACCCCATCAACACAGGCAGGGTGGAAGAGCTGGCGGGCCGACCCACCGACCACAGC